GTCAGGCGGAAGTTGTGGGGCAGACCCGGGCGGCGGCCGGGGCCTCGTTTGTGCAGGACAGCCAGGCCGTGAGCCAGGCGTATCAGGAGGCCTCGATGCAGGAGGCGGTGGCGATGCAGCAATACCGGTGGCGGGCGCTGCAGGCCCGGGCCTCGGTGCAGGCGATGAACCAGGAGGGGCGCTCGATCGACCGGATCGTGAACGACTACGCCCGCCAGGAGGGCGACTACATGACGCTGATGGACATAAATCAGCGGCTGCGCACCAGGCAATACAACCGCGAGCAGGCGGCCCAGGTGGCGCAGTACCTGAGCCGGTGGAACAGCCAGCAGTTCTACGAGGAGCAGCCGTACATCGACCCGATCCCGCCGTTTGCGCCGCTGCCAACGCTGCTGACCCCGCCGCCGCCGTCGATGACAGGCAGCGGGCCGAGCGCTGGCGCAGCGTTCCTGAATGTGGGCACCTCGATCCTGGGCGGGATCAACACAGCGGTGTCGATGTCCAGCCAGCTCGGCACTCTCCGAACCCCCTCGGCCTCGACGGGGCCGGGCACCCCCGGCAGGTAAGCCATGGCAGAACGCACCCTCCCCCAAGGCCAGATCACGCCCGTTGCGCGGCCCATCGGCGCGTTTGTGCAGCCTGGCGTGGCACAGCCGGCGGCCCCGGCCCGGCCGGCGCAGCTGGATGCACCGATCGGGATCAGCACGATTGCGATCAGCGGCACCAGCAACGTCACTGGCTTCAACCAGTTCGAGCAGCTGGCGCAGGCCCTGGCCCCCTTCAACCGTGCGCTGACCGAGACGGTGGGGCAGGGCTACCTGAACTACCGGAAGGGGCAGATCGAGGAGGGCTACTTCGATGAGCTCAAGAACCAGCAGGCCAAGGCCGTGCTGTCCCTGCAGGTGCAGGCCGAGACCGGCGCGGCCGATGCCGCCAGCCAGATCGGCGAGCTGGAGAAGAAGGATCCGGTGGCAGCGCAGCTGCTGGCGGAAACGAACCCGTGGAAGCTGATCGGCCGCCGGCGCGCTGCAGCGCAGCTGGCCGGGTCGCAGATCAGTGGGGTGCTGGAGGACGACCTGAGCACGAATGCAGGCCTGCTGGCCAGCCTGCCGCCCGACAGCCCGGAGGTGGAGAAGCGGCGGGTGCAGCTCACCGCCCAGGTGCTCGACAAGTTCGGGCTCACCGGCGACGAGCCGGAGGTGCAGTTCTATGTGACCCCGAAGCTGAACCAGGCGTGGGACAGCTACCGGGACCAACAGCGGAAGTTCTACGACGCGGCGGTGGAGGAATCCACCCGCAACACCACGGTGGCGGCCACGGTGGCGACGCTGGAGCAGATGCTCACCCAGGGGGTGACAATCAACGGGCAGACCTTCCAGCGGGGCACGCCGGAGTGGCAGCAGTACGGGGCGGCGGCGATCACCTACGGACTGGACCAGCAGCTGCGGCTGCTCAGCCCTGACGCCAGGAGGAAGACGATCCAGTTCCTGCGCGAGCAGGTGATCGGCACCTTTGGCAGCGACCCGGTGGCGGCGGCCCTGCTGCAGCAGGTGCGTGGCGGCGACCCGTCGATGCCCTACGAGAAGCGGCCGACGTGGGGGGCGATGGCCCCGCTGGAAACACTGGAGCTGCAGGTGCGGGGCCAGGAAGCGGTACAGAAGACGTTTGACCTGGGGCAGCAGACGATCGAGCGGAAGCTCGATGAGCTGTGGTATGCGGGCCCTGGGCAGTTCGACCCTGCCGACCCGGGCTATCCGGCCGCCCTGCTGGAGTTCAGGAACAAGGCTCTGGGGATGGGCTACCTCAAGCCAGAGGAGTACATCGCAGGTCGTGCGAAGGACCAGAGCGAGTTCACCCAAGTTGTAAGGCCGCCTGATCCGTTCGCGGTGGAGGACTACATCGCCGCGATCGAGCAGGTTGGCCCCAGCACCTGGACCGACGACCCGCAGGCGTATCAGAACGCCCTGCGCAACGCCAAGGAGATCGCCAATCTCAACCCCACGCCGGAGGGTCGGCGGGAGGACTACCAGCGGATGGTGGCCGCCATCAACAAGGCCCGCGAGGGCGCGTCCGACTTCGATCCAGGCGTCAAGGATCGGGTCACGTCTGCCGTGCTGCAGGACCTCGACAGCCAGGCGGTGCGGGAGATCAAGAACGGCCAGAAGGTGAACGGCCGCAGCGGCGATGCCCTGGCGCAAATCGTGGCCCAGCAGCTGGCCGGCGGGTCAACGGCAACGCAGGCAGTTTCAGCGGCCTACCAGAACACCAAGCTCACGGCGGCGGCCAACCGGCTGACAGCGCTCTACGAACGTGAGCTGTCGAAGGCGATCCGCAACTGGAAGGCCGAGCGGCCAGGCCAGGTGATGAGCCCGGCGGCCCGCAGCGTGGTGATGTCTGAGGCCGAGGCGGCGGTGCGCAAGACGCCGCAGTGGGCCCAGGTGATGAAGGAGCTCACCGGCCGCAACCCCGGCGAGGTGGGCCCGGCCACGGTGGGCCCGGCCACGGTGGGCACCGACCCGAAGAATGCGCGGGGCGTGGCCAGGGCCGGGGCCAAGTCGCTGCCGGATTCGACCGTGCGCAACTACCAGCAGCGGCCGGTGATGGATGGCAAGTGGGTTCTGAGTGACCTCCAGAACCTGCAGAAGAACAAGCCGGTGAGCCCTGAGCTCTACAACCTGGCGAACAGGGCCGGCACGAGCACCTTCCGCTACCTGCTCGAGCAGCTGAAGTTCTACCCGAAGCTCGATCCCAGCGGTGATGCGAAGCGCTGGCTGGAGGAGAAGGTGAAGCAGCAGCGTGCCGCGCGCACGGTGTCGAGCAGCCAGCTGCCCAGCATCCAGGGCGCGCGGATGAGCGCTGCGCCCTCTGGCTACAACCCATTGGCCCCGGGTGGCTGGTGGATGCGCATGTTCACGCCGCCGGCCGCTGCCGCGACCCTGCCGGCCTCCTACCTGCGGCCACCCAGCCGGCAGGCCCCAATCCCTTCTGGAGGAAGTGGCATGAATGGTCTCCTGGCCATGATCCGCAGCGGCGAAGGCGGATGGAACTCAGCGAACCGTGGCGTGGCTGGCGACACGCCGGGCGGCATCGGCAACCTCACGTCGCGCACCATCGGCTCGCTTGAGCAGATGCAATCGAAGGGGCAGGTGTTCGCGGTAGGGGCCTACCAGTTCACGCCTGGGGTGCTGGCCCGGGCCCGCCGCGAATCTGGCCTGTCGCCAAACGCACCCTTCACGCCGGAGAACCAGAACCGGCTGGCGATGGCGCTGATCACCGGCAGCAAGCGGCCGGCGCTGGCGGCCTACATCACGGGCCGCAGCAACAACCTCAACGAGGCGCACTGGGACATCGCCAGGGAGTGGGCGGCCCTGCAGGCGCCGAACGGTCGCGGCGTCTACGACGGCGACAAGGGAGGCAACAGGGCAAGCATCTCGGCCTCAAAGGTGCGAGCAATGCTCGAGCAGGCCCGACGCGAATACCTGTCCCGGCAGCAAAGGAGCTGACCCATGCCCGCTTTCAACCTGGCTCCCATCGAGGACGACTCGGCATTTGAGCCGGTGATTCCCACTGCGCCGGCCCAGGGCGGCGGCGGTGGTGGTGGCAGCAAGCCGCAGCAGCGCAAGCCCGTCACCAGGGCTGAGGCAAACCAGCGCATCGAAAAGGCGGCCGGCCCACTCAAGCCCTTGGCGCAGTTCGTGAATGCCCTGGCCTCCCCCGACGCCAAGGCTGGGCTGGTGACGGGGCCGATCAATGCGATCAGCAAGCTCGGCAACGCCATCGGTGACGCCATCCAGCGCAAGCCGATCGACACCCGCGATGCCTGGCGGATCCCTGATGCCGCAGCGCGGGCGGTCAACCCCTTTCGCATCGGGCCCACCTATGGGGAGGTGACGCCGGCCGACGAGGCGGGGATGCAGCTCGGCGGGGCGATCGGCGGCGAGATTGTTGGCGCAGTCACCGGCACCACCCTGCTGCGGCGGCTGGGGCAAGTGGCCCAGATCAAGCGAGCCGGTGACGCCCTGAAGGCCACCAGGGCGGTGCGCGGCCTGGCCGTGGCCCAGCGGGCCAACCCGGCCCTGCGCACTGGCGTGAGCGTCACGCAGAAGGTGGGCGAGGCCCTGGTGGGCACCACCGCTGCGGTGCCGTTCATCGACATGGACCAGAACCTCGCCAACCTCGGCGATGCGTTCGGGCTGCGGCTGCCCGGCCGTGCCGATGAGACCGACAACTACCTGACCCGAGTTGGCAAAGGCCTGCTGGTGGAGGGCATCGCCCCCACGCTCAGCGTGATCGGTGCCGCCAGCTTTGTGCCGGCACTGCGCCGGGCCATGTTCGGCGGGCCCACCCTGCTCGACGACCTGGCCGACGCCGAGCTGGCCCCCTACATGTACCGGGGCACGGACGCCCCCCAGCTGCCGCCCGGCGCCGAAACGCCCCAGCTGCCGAGCACGCAGATGCAGGCCGCCGCCAATGGCGGGCCGATCACCCCAGCACGGATCGAAGTGGATGCGCCAGGGCGGCCCCTGCCTGGCACCCCTCCAGATGCCCCGGCCCTGCCCACCTATGAGCCGGGCGGTGCGCTGGTGCCCACCACCCCCAACGGCAGCGCGATCGAGCGCTACCTCGACGAGAGCACGCAGATCCGCCAGGTCGAACAGCAGCGCGAGCGGTTGGCATCGGCCGGGCTGGTTGAGCAGGGCGAGGCGGGCCAGCTGCAGCTCAACGTGGGCGCGGCGGTGGATCCAGAGATCAAGCTGCAGATCCGGCAGCTGCAGACCCAGCGGGGCCTGCTGCTGCGCCAGGCCCCCGAGCGGCCCGAGGCGATCGAGGAGATCGCCAAACAGCTCGACGAGATCGACCAGCAGATCGCCGACCTGAACCTGGCCGGCAGCACCGAGGAGTTTCTGGCGCCGCGCGGCAGCCGCCAGGGTGAGCTGGATCTCGACACCAGGCCCGAGATCGACACCTATCTGGCGCAGCTGGATGAGCTGGATGATTCCCAACTGCGGGACATCCACTCCCGCGTGTACCGGCAGGAGGGCGAGGCGCGCAACGCCGAGGAGCTCACGGCCACCCAGCAGCGGGTGGATGAGCTGACGCAGCGGGTGGCCGACATCGAGGCGCGGCAGGCCTCTGGTGAGCTCACCCCCCGCGGCGCGAAGGGGCAGCTCACACGGGCGCAGCGCGAGCTGCAGATGGCGCAGCAGCAGCTGATGGCAGTGCAGCAGCGGCTGCGGGTGCCCGAGACCCTGGTGGGCGACCAGCTGGAGCTGACCATTCAGCAGCAGCTGGGCCTCGACCTGGTGGACCCGATCGAGCTGCCCCCGATCCCGCAGTCCATGCAGCGGGGGACGGAGTTCGGCTACCAGACCCCCGATGACTACCGGGGGGCCCTGCAGGCCTGGCCGCGTGATCTGCTGCGCCGGCTGGCGATGCCCGACTCATCGCCGGAGGTGGCGGCCCTGGTGAAGGCGCGCACCGGCCGCCGGGTGTGGCAGGCCAAGAAGGGTGACATCATCGACGCCCTGGTGGAGCTGAGCGAGCGGCGGGGCCGCTACCTGCCGCCGGAGCCCGAGCAGCTCACGGCGCCGTTGACCACCAACCTGGCCGGTGCTGATGGCGCCCCGCTGCTGGATGTGCCGGCTGATCTCTCCACCACGTCGCCGATGGGGCGGATTGTGGATGCAGACGGCAACGAGGTGACGGTGCCGGTGGCTGAGTTCCAGCCGCGGGGCATGGATGCCGAGACGCGCGAGCGGCTGAAGATGGAGATCCTGCGCCGTGCGATCGACAACGGCGAGGTGCAGGCCCCGATCACACCGATTCCAAACCGGCCGGCCGAGCCCGAGTTCTTCCAGCAGCAGAACTTCGTCGATGACTTACTGAGCGACGAGACGGGCCAGATGGCGATGCTGTTCAACAGCGATGCGCTGCCCCCTTACAAGGCGGGCGGGAAGAACGCCGATGCGCTGATCGACGAGATGCGGCTGCGCTTCGAGTACAACCTGCTCGATGCCAAATCCATGCAGGCGCAGAAGGATGCGCTGATGGCCGCCTACGGGTGGGACCGGCTGAGCTGGGAGGAGAAGAAGCGGCTGGGGCTGATGGGTCGCGGCATCTTCCGCATGAGCCGCGATGAGCTGACCAGCCCGGTGGATGTGGTGCGGCCGGCCACGCCTGGGTTCAACCCTGAGCTGCCTGTCAGTGGCGAGCGTGCGCCGCAGCCGTATCGCGGTGATGGTGTCGAGACCCCGCAGTTCACGCCTGAGCTGCAGCCCAAGCCCCAGCGGAAGCCGGCGGTCTACGACACCAAGAGCGTCTACGTGAGCATCAACGGCGAGGCGATGGTGGTGCCCAAGGAGGCGGTGCCGGCCCAGCCGAAGCCCGCCGCGAAGGGCAAAGGCAAGGCCAAGCCCACCACGGCTGAGGCCAAGGCCGCGAAGGCTGCGCTCAACGACGTGGCCAAGACGCGGGCCGAGCTCGCCAAGCAGCTTGAGGAGCTGCGCAAACAATCCCAAGGAGGCTCCTGCTGATGGCTGACTGCAACAACCTCGCCCAACAGATCGCGGAGATCGAGGCGAAGCTCCAGCAACTGGACGAGATCGAGGCCACGGCCAGGGCGATCCTCGAGGTTGAGGACCTGCCGGCAGCGGGCAAGAGCGTGGCCCGGCTGCGCACCTACACCGGCGAGGAGGTGGGCGTCTCCAACGAGGCGTGGATCAAGCAAGGCGAATCCGACCTGATTGCCAAGGGCGTCAAAACGGTGCGCGACCTTGTGGACATGGGCTTTCGCAGCAACCAGGGCCCCCGTGGCAGCAGTGGCCGAATGGTGAACTACCGCCAATTCGGCATCGACTACAGCAAGCTGGCGCCCACCGACGAAAACTTCGCGGCCCTGCTGGAGGTGATGGGCCTCAAGCGTGCCAACACCCCCAAGGGCGTTGAGCTGAAACGGGCGTTCAGCGAATCGGCCGCGATGCAGGCGTTGATGCGGAGGGCCCGCGAGACCGGAGGAGATGTCCGCGAAATCGCCACCAGCCTGGCGCGCCGATTCAAGGGAATCGACTCCTTGCCAAGCGCCGTTGTCGAGGCTGCCAAGGCTCGGTGGGATTCCGTCAGCCAGTACGCCGACAAGCTGGAGGAGGTGGCCAACGCCATGGAGGTGGGGGCTCTGACCGATGAGCTTCGGATAGAGCTTGGAAACTCGGCTCAGTCGGCCCACTTCTTCGAGAATCTGGACGCGGCAGTGCGGCGCCGGATTGGCCAATCCCTTCGGGGCCTGCAGTTCAACCTCAATGGCGGCGACTTTGAGCTGATCACACCCGATGCCGACTGGGGCCGGCTGACCATGGCCGACATCAAGGGCGAGACCCTGTTGGGTCAAACCCTGGAACACGTCGAGCGTGGCGACTTCTTGAAGCTTCGGCAGCTGGCGGCCGTCGTTCGCACGAACCAGCTCACCCGCACGAACATGAATCAGGGGCGGCTGATGTCGCAGATCGCCCTGCTCAACAACTTCCGGCGCAACAACATGCTGCTGTCGCCAGGCACATGGCTGGCGCGCAACCCGGTCAGCGGCGCCCTGGTGGCCTTTCACCACGGCGTCGAGGACGTCTTCGAGGGCGGTCTGCGGGTCGGAATGATGGACGGCCTCAAGGCAGCAGCCTTCGCCAATCGAGCTGCTCTTGATGCGACCCAGATGGCCTGGAAGAACGCCATCACTTACCTGGGCACGGGCAAGGCGCGGATGGGGCTTGAGAACGCCATGGAGGTGGCCCCCGACCTGATCGAGAACGAGAAGCAGCAGATCATCGACGCCCTTACCACGGGCTTTGCACTGCTGCGGGATCCCTCCTACTGGCGCAACACGGTCGGCGCGGGACCAGCTGTGACGCTGATGAACGTGCTGAACGCGGCCACCAGCCTGACGCTGGGCAAGCTGGGCGAACGTTTCGGCTGGAACGGCGGCTACCTCCCTGCCTTCCGACTGCTGGGGGCTGGTGATGAGGCGATCCGCAGCATGGCCTACGCCTGGAAGGTGAACCACGAGGCCTACCTGCGGGCCGTGCAGGAGGGCGCCGAGACCGTGGACGAAACCGGCCGGCGCATGGGCTCCGACTGGGTGGCCAGCCGGGCCGAGCAGATGGCAGAGGAGTCGCTGTTCAGCGGCTACATGAGCCAGGAGGACCTGGTGAAGTTCCGCCGCGAGCGGGGCATCCCCATGGGCGATGAACTCCCCGACGACGTGCTGCGACTGCAGGCCTTCAACGACCTCAAGGGCGTGCCCCGGGCTGACACCGAGCTGGGCGCCATGGGCCTGCAGCGGGCGGCCGATGTGACCTTCACCAACACGATCAAGGATCCGATCATCCAGGGCCTGGGGCTGACCCGTCAGAACGCCCTGGTGGCATGGCAGCTGCCGTTCTTCAAGACGCCGCTCAACTCCCTGCTGTGGAGCATTGACCGCACGGTGGTGCCCTCCGTGGTGAAGGCCCTCGGCGCCCAAATGGACAACGCGGCGCCGGAGGTGCTGGCCCAGGCCCGGGCCCAGGCAATCATGTCGCTGATGTTCTTCACGGCCGGCAGTGCCCTGATCGCCAACGGCGGATTTGTAGGCGGCGGCCCCTCCGACCCAGAGGAGTACGCCCGCTGGCGCCGGCTCAACACCCCCTACAGCTTCCAGCTGAACGGCAAAGTGATCCCGGCGGCACGATTCCGCTCAGGAGGGATCGACCCCATCGACATCTGGGGCCTCTACGCCGACATCCAGCAGCTGGTGCTCGAGGAGGGCATCAGCGAGGGCGACGGCACCAAGGCGCTGCAGGGGCTGACCATGGCCCTGGCGCGGATGTTCAACAACAAGGCCAGCCTGCTCAACACCACCACGGTGCTGAATGCCATGACTCAGCCCGACCGGGCGGACATGGCCGACATCCTGGCCACGCAGATGGGCGGGATCATGCCGCTGTCCGGTCTGCTGTCGATGGTGGCCCGCGCTGGCCGCGGCGCACTGGAGGCGACTGATCGCCGTCGCTTCCTCACCAAGGACGAAAAGAAGGCGATGGAGATGGACCCGATCTATGTCGAGCACATCGCCCCAGTGGTCGAGTTCCTGCAGAAGGTGGGCGAGAAGTGGGCCCGGCCGATCCCTGGCCTGAACCAGGTGCTCAAGGCGCCGACACGCTTCGACTGGCTGGGCAGCGAGATCAAGCGACCGTTTGGCATCCCCAGCGAGGCGGTGATCCCCTTCATGCCGGTGCTGCAGCCGCAGGACGACCTCTACCAGTGGCTGAACGATGCAGGGGTGACGAGCAAGCCACGGCCTGATGGGACGGTGGCGCTGCCCAGCCCCGGCGGCGAGGGCGACGTGGGCCTCACCATGACGAACGAGGAGGAGGCCTTCTACCGGGTGCAGATGCGCACCATCAAGGCGGACATCCCGGCAGCCCAGATGCTGGGCAAGGAGCCCTACATCCCCATCGACGGGTTCATTCAGGGCAAGGACATGATGGGTGCGCTGCGGGCCCTGAAGAACAACGCCGGCTACCGGCAGCTGATCGCCAAGGACCCGATGGGACCGGACAAGCGGGCCAACAATGCCAAGTTCTCGGATCGGGCGCAGACCGAGCTCTACAAGCCGATCCAGGACATCATCAACTACTACGACAAAGCGGCCCTGATCCAGCTGCTGACGAACCCCGACCCGGTGGCCCAGGGCTTCGCCAAGCGCTACGGGGCGATGGTCAAGTACCGCTCGACGCAGCTGCAGCAGCGCATGGAGGCCCTGTCGGTGCTGGGGGTTGGCCGGCAGTAGCGGGGCCTCTAGCATGAGAGCTGCACAGGTGGAGATCTCTCGTGCCGCCCTTTTCCTACGTCCAATACGAGGGCGACGGGGCCGCGAAGACGTTCAACGTCCCATTCCCGTTTCTGCGGCGGGCGCATGTCAGCCTTGCCATCAACTACGACCTGTTCACGAGTGAGGCCGATAGCACTCTCGTTGAGGGTGTTGATTATGCCTGGCTGAGCGATACACAGATCAGGGTTGAAGTTGCGCCGACATCAACACAAGAGCTGACGATTCTGCGCACCACGCCCAGAGATGCGAGGCTTGTTGATTTCGCTGATGGCAGCAATTTAATCGCAGACGATCTCGACACCGCAGATCTGCAGCTGCTTTATCTGCTGCAGGAGATGACAGATCGCAGCGATTATGCGCAGCAATCTGGCGTCGCCAATCTGGCCGAGCTGGCCAACGCAGCGGTCAGGCTGCAAACAGCTCGGCTGATCAATGGCGTGCCGTTCAACGGAACGCAGAACATCTCGATCAGCGCCCCGCCAAGCCATTCGGTTTACAAGACCCTCTACGTTTCACCTGGCGGGAACAACAGCTCTACAGGCCGGAATGAAGATCGGCCGGTGGCCTCCATTGAGCGGGCACTGGAGATTGTCGAGGCCCAGGCCGAGCCCACCGGTTGGACCGTCAAGCTGCTGGGCGACGTGAACACGGCGGGGGAAATCCCCGTGCCCGACTTCACCACGATCATTGGCGCCAATATGCAGCGCCGAACGGTGCTGCGGCCCACATCCGGCAATCAAGAGCGCAACGTCTTCCTGTGTGGCAACGGTGCGCACCTGTACGGGATCAAGTTCTCGGGCTGGCAGATCGACGACTTCGACGACCCCACCAAGGGGTTCGCCATGGCCTTCCGCCCTGGGGCGATCATCCTCCCCGGCGGCGTGCCCTATGGCCAGAACTGCGTGGTCACGAGCGCACTGACGGAGGTGCCCACGCCGCTGCCGATGGATGCTCGGAACGGCAACCCGGCGCAGCCCCGCGGCGGCGGCTGCGTGCTGGCCGATGCCTCGGTGCTGTCGGCCTATTCGGTGTTCCCGAACATCATGACCTGGGGCTTCACCCCAAGCAGCCACAACGGCCTGGGGTACGTGGCCCGGAACCGTGGCTTCATCAACCCGGTCAACGCCATTGGCGTGGGCGCGCACCGGCACTTCATGTGCCTCGATGGCGGCCAGATGGTGGTGTCCGGCAGCAGCTCCCAGTTCGGCGACTACAGCTTTTGGAGTGAAGGCAGCACGCAGCAGGTGCTGCCGCTGAAGGTGAACCCGGCCGTGCTGACCACGCAGGCCAATGCCGCGACGGTGATCGCTGCGGCCAAGACCAGCCTGATCAACAACGTGTGGGCGTTCCTGCTGGCGAACCATGGCGCCGGCAGCTGGCCGGCTGGATACGAGGCGCTGACCCGCAAGGACAGCGGCCTGTTCCTCGATGCCCTGGCTGCATCGCTGGTGCATGGATTTGAGCGGCCGATGCTCAACTTCGCCGAGGGGATGTTCGGCTTCGACGGGGTTTGCGTCTACACCTACGCCTACCACGCGGCATTCAAGGCCAGCTGGGATCGGCTGGCGGCCCAGCTGATTGCTGGGGGGCAGCTCACAACTGGGGCCGTGGCGATGGTGAACGCCCTGGTGGCGCGGCTCAAGGCCACGCTCGACAACTACTGGTTCGAGCTGGGGCAAGGGTCGGCACCATCGCCGGTGGAGCCGGTGCGGCGAAAGCTGCGCAGCCTGATCACCGCCATCAACCACCAGTGGACGGCACCGATGGCCGGGGTGGAGTTCTACCGGGTGCCGCCGGCCAAGGCCTCACGGCGCATTCAGCGCAGCATCGTGCAGCGCGACGGCGGCCGGGTGCGGTTCAGCGGCCAGGACGACGCCGGCAATGCGGTGTTCGTGGGCGGGCTGGTGATCGACGCCCGCAGCGGCCAGCTGGGCGGCCCACCGTTCGACTCGGCCATTCGCGGGCGCGTGACCCGCGCCGTGATCTCCAGGAGCTACTGATCCATGCCCCGCATCAACACCGACCAACCATCGAGCGGCAAACCGCTGCTGCTCTACATCCCCTCGACCGTGAACAGCGGTTTCGTGAACACCACCTGGACGACGATCGCGGAGGCACCGGACTTCTCGATCCCGGCGTCTGGCGACGATGGAACGACACCCGACCCGGCGGACAACGGGCGGGAACTGCGGCCTGGGGAGGTGTTCTTCGAGGCCCCGTTGCAGGCCCTCAACATGAGCGCCACTACCCGCTGGGTGGAGCTGCAGATGCTGCTGCAGGGCACCAGCGGCCAGGCCATCCCGGTGACACCCCGGGTGCCGGTGCCTGCTGGTGAATCGGTCTACCTGGCGATCCAGGGCCTCAGGCTGCTGAAGACCGACCTGACGAACACCCAGCCCGGCGGCCGGCTGCAGGTCCAGGCGGAGGTGGGGAACGCGATCAAGGTGATCGGCTCTGCGATCGAGCTGGAAGCACTCAACCACGCGCCTGACACGGAGGCGGCCTGATGGACAAGATCAGGACGGGATCGGGCCGCGCCTTGCGCACCGCATCGCTGGCTCCTACGGCATTGCCGGTGCCCTACGACCCCGCGGCGATGCCTGGCGCAAGCGTGCTCGGAGCTGATGGGAGGGTTTACGCATCCGTCAAGCAGCCTGAAAGCGGCTTGTATGCGTGGTCGCAGCTAATTACGCAGGCAAACGGAGGCGGGGTTCTTGTCAATCTCGATGTTTCGCCGACTCCTTACAACACTGGGATTGCGATTGCGGGCAAGGTCGGCGCGGTCACAACGGGGACTGGGCCGGCGCGAGTCATTCTCCTGCCAGAGCTGGAGCCCAGCGCATCAGCAACTGGATTCCTGGGAAGGATTGATTTCTGTAGCAGGTCAATCATCAACGCTGATGATGCGCTGGGCTCGCCTGCATACGTGGCCGCGATTGCCGAAGTGAACGATGGCGGCTGGTCAGCATCCAGCCACCCAACAAGCCTGGTGTTTGTTGCGATGGGCGCCAACACGCCGAGCCATGCAGTCCGCTGCAGGATGAGGTGGGACGGTCGGTTCGACATCAATAACTCAGCCGGCTCGCTGATGATGAGAGTAACGAATGATGGCAATGTTTTAATCAATAACACTACCGGAACCGAGCGGCTTTCTGTAAACGGAAACATTCAGATCACCAGCGCCGCAAACAGTTTCAGGGTGGGCAGTGATAACGTTGTCGGCTCACGCAAAACAGGCTGGACGGCCGCGACCGGGACGGCCACGCGCGGGACATTTGCAACCGCAAGCGTGACTCTGCCGCAGCTCGCGGAACGGGTCAAAGCCCTGGTTGACGACTTAATTTCACACGGACTTATTGGAACATGAACCCTAAAGAATTACTGATTTCAATTATCAACACCTATGCCGCCGCTCGCACAAGCGGCGATCCGCCATTGCAGCAGTTTGCTGCAGAGCGACTTCAGGCTTTCCTGAATGGCGTAGAGATCACCCCCATCCACACCGAGGAGGACATGGATGCCTGAACCCGTTGTCACTTACACCTGGCTAATCGAACGGCTTGATGCCACTCCTGCCGAGGGGGTGCTTAGCAATGTGGTGCACAAGATTCATTGGCGGCTGCTCGCCACCGATGGCGCCAAAACCGTTGACACCTACGGGGACGTGCGGCTGAGCGCTGCCGATCCCGAGAACTTCACTCCCTACGGGGAGCTGACCGAGGGCGACGTGATCGGCTGGCTGGAGGCGGCCATCGACGCCTCTGCCGGCGAGGGGGAGCCAACCGTGGCCCAGATGAGCGCATATCTAGCCGATGTGCTTGCGGCCAAGGCCCTGCCCGTCCCGGTTCCAGTGGCGCTGCCGTGGGCGGCCCAGTAGCGATCTGGTCTGCACATCTGCAGAATAAAGGCAACGCCACACGCGAGCTCGCTCTACAGCCATGCCAAACCCCCACTACGGATCTGTCATCGCTGAAACGCTGGGGCAGCCGAGCGTTGCCAGGCAGCTGGCCGCCGGGGCCACGAGTGCGAACACAGCGCTGACGGCAAGCTGTCGGCGAATCTCGATGCGAGCGCGAGGGGCGGACATCCGTTACAGCATCGGCACGACAGCGCAGACAGCGAGCGCGACGAGCCACTTCATCGCCAACGGTGAGCGGTTGGATGTATCGGTGCCGGAGGAGGCGAATATCGCCGTGCGGCGGGATGGCTCGACCAGCGGAACCCTCTGCGTGTCGGAGCTGATCTGATGAGGCTGAGCGGCACACGGGCTGCAGCCATCTCCCAGGGGAGCGGCCTGGGGGATGTGCTTTGGGACCTTGCCGGTGAGCTGCCCAGCCTGGACCAGCGCTTTGCCGAGAGCCGGAGCCTGATTGATGCGGTAAGCGGCCAGCAGCTGATCACTTTTACCCGTGCCAGTGACGGGACGTTTGTCGGTAGCAACGGGCTGATTCAGACGGCGGGCACGAACGTGCCGAGGTTTACGCACGATCCGGTGACGCTGGAAAGCCTGGGGCTGCTGGTGGAGGAGCAGAGAGCGAATCTGCTGTTGAGGAGTGAGGAGCTTGAAACGACATGGGGATCCAACAACTATACAATTACCTCTAACTTAACGGCAGCTCCCGATGGCGCAAATACAGCAGATAAGCTCATCAGGAATACCTTAGATGCTACTGCACCTGTTTCTCAAAACGTAACCGTATCTGCGTCTACTGCCTACACTCTATCGCTGTATGCCAAAGCAGCCGAATGGGGAAAGATCGGATTGCGGGAGGGTTCCACCACTGGCAACTACGTTACCTTTGACCTAGCTACTGCTTCTGTCGTTAGCACGCAAATAGCAACCGGTTCTATTGCATCAGTGGGAAATGGCTGGTTTAGGCTCACAATGACGATGACGACCTCAGGCGGTCAGTCGTCATACGGTGTTCGCGTTATCCCGCTTCCTCCGTCCTACACCAGCGGAACACCCAACTATAGCTTTGCTGGCGACGGCACCAGTGGCCTGTTTATCTGGGGCGCCCAACTAGAAGCCGGCGCGTCTGCCACTTCGTATATCCCCACCACTACTGCGACCGTCACCCGCAGTGCTGACGTGGTGAGTATCACGGGGAGTGCGTTTAGCTCGTGGTATCGGCAGGATGAGGGGACGGTGTTTGCACACTTCAACTCAACAACCTGGAATGCAGACCCTAACTTCCCCAAGCCATTTGTAGCTGGAACGGACGATAACAACTCATTTTGGATTGGAGGCACCACCGATGATAACCAATACAGATACAGGGTTAGAACTGGTGCGGTCAATCAATTTGGCGCGGCAAATATTACGCGAACGCCAACTATTAGCAATAAAGTTGCTATGGCTGTCAAGGCTGCTGATTTTGCCGTTGCTGCTGATGGAGGAAATTTAGCGACAGGATCTTCTGGAACGATGCCAGCTAGCAATCAGATTTACATTGGACAAGATTTGGCGGCGACCAACTACATAAACCAACCTATCCGCCGCCTGACCTACTGGCCCCAGCGCCTGTCCAACACCACGCTGCAGGCCCTGACCCAGTAGCCATGTTTTGTTTTCGCTTTCCCGACCGCGAGACCTTCCGCAGCCTGGCCAGGGCTGAGGGGCTGATTACGGAGGCTGGGGACCTGATCACCGCCAGCCACACGCACGCCATCGACGAGGTGGGCACGATCTACAAAGGCGGCAGCTACGACCCTGAGACCGGCGAAGTGATCACCCCGCCCGTCGCGCTCGACGGCTGGCACGTCAACCTCATGGCCGCCGATGCCCCTGAAGCCTGGGATCCCTACCTCTGCATCGTGAACCATCCGGTGCGGGTCTTCGCTGGTGGTCCTACCCAGGCGCCCGCCACTGACGTTCTGGAGGAGATCGTGCAATGAACCCCTACCTTCGCGCTGCTGCCCGCAACGAGGCGCTCAGGCTGCAGGCCTTGGAGAAGCTGCAGGCCCGGCAGGCAGAGGCCGTGGAGTCGATCGAGACCGTGGATGTGCAGGTGATTGAGCGGGCCCGCGATTCCGAGACCGGCCAGTTCCTGGCCGATGACCCCACCACGCCGGATGTGGATGAGGCCTGGGTGGTGGTGGAGTAGGGCCTGCTGCAGCCGATTGCCCCAGGCCGCCCCGTCGTTACGCTGCACCTGTGCAGCTGTCCTGCCCTGTGGATCCGGTCACAATCTTTTCGGTGATGGGGGGCGGTTCAGGCGTCCTCGCACTTTGGAAAATCGCCAATGGTCTGGGGCGGTTCGAGTCGCGCACCACAACCATCCTCGAAGGCGTGAACACCATGCTGAAGGACCACGAGGACCGGATTCGCAACATCGAGCGGAGCATGTGACATGGACGCCAACCAGGAGCTGCTCATCGGCCTGGGCCTGTTTGTCCTCTCCGAGCTGATCGGACTCTCCAAGCTGCGCGACAACTCGGTGCTGCAGCTGCTGCTGCACATGGCCAGCGAGCTGTTCCCGTACGAAATCCACCGCCGCGAGCCCGCCACCAAGCAGAACCGGCCCCGCACCAAACGCGACGCCAGCGGGCGCTTCACCAGCGGCAGGAAGCCATGAGCGTTCACTGGGGCTGGGACGACGTGCGGATCGTCGGAGACATCCTGATCGGCTCCCTGCTGGCCTCTGGCGTGCGGCTGGTGGTGGTCAAGGCATTCCTTGAGCCGGCGGCCGTGTTCATCGGCCAGCGGGCCTACAGGGGCGTGGACAAGCTGTCTGGCGATCGGCTGCCCGACCTGTTCGCGGCCCCGGGGCCTGATCAGTAGTCCCAGCGCACGCGCGGCCGGCCCTTGCGGATCCCCAGGTGAACGAACCCCCGTGGCGCGCCATAGCCGACGCTGCACGGCCAGTTGGCATCGCACCAGTCCTGCACGGCCTTGACCGACACGCCCTCGATGAAGAAGTCCACGGCACCCACTCCAGGGGCGTTGAACAGGTGCTCGGACTGGCTGGCGCCGCCCACCGCCCGGTTGATGGTCGGCGGCCGGTAGCCGGAGGTGATGATCACCGGCTTGCCGCCGAAGTGCGAGCGGCACCTCTCCAGGAACGCCCCCAGCTCGGCTGCGGTATCGACCTGGTGCTGGTGATCGAACCGCCGGCTCTCCTGCCACAGGGCCAGCTCGCCGAGCTGAATGTGCGGGGTGAGCCGGGCTGAGAACGGGCTGGAGGGGGTGAGCTTGGCGGGCTTGCGCTCGGCCTCGACGGGCCGATCCCAGTCATCCATCCAGTCGGCCCCCTCCACCAGCAGGGAAGGGTCTGCCTGTTTGATCTGCCGGCCCAGCTTGATGATGGCCTTCTGCTGGTGTTCGAGGCCCTTGTAGTTGTCCCAGAACTGCAGCCACCGCTCATCGGTGAACTGCACCTGATCAATGGCCATGATGGGCAAAGCTCTCCACCCATGTAACCGTGGCTGATCTCGCAAAGGAACTCGAGGAGCTGCACGCCTCCGTCGTGAAGGAAGTGCGCCAGCGGATTGATCTCGGCAGCTACGACGACGAGGGCAACCTGGTGCCCACCAGCACCGACGATCTGCGCGTGGCCCTGCAGCTGCTCAAGCAGAACAGCATCACCGCCACGCTGAGCCAGGACGACACCGCCAAGCTGCGCTCGAAGATGGCCAGCAAGCTCGATTTCTCGGCACTGAAGGACAAGCCCAACGTGGTGCCGATGGTGCGGCCGGACGACGCTGCTAGCGCCTGATCCCCCCGTGGGCGACGGCCCTGGGCTGGGGTTTCCAACCCATCGCCAGGGCGTCGATACTGGCCCCGGTCTCATCGAACCAGGCTTGCCGCATCGTCTCCTCGAGTTCGTCCTGACGGGCGGCCTTGGCTTTCTGCTGATCCTGGGCAGCCGCATCAGTGAAGAACTGGACACCCAGGGCCGCCGCGTCGATCCGGTCGTCGAACTTCAGTGACCCACGCTCAACCGTGATCCGGCTGAGCTGATACATCAGCGAGCGCTGGTGCCCCGTCTCCGGGTCCCGCTCAGCATCGTGGTAGTCGCGCTTGATCAACTCGCTGCTCACCACCAGCCGGTGCTGCTGCACCAGGGGGGCAAGGGTGTCAACCATCCGCCGTTCCTTCTGCTGGCTCACCCGGACCTCCTCGATCGAGACCGGATGCACCCGGGCCATCACCGGCGACAGCAGGGCGGTGAACATGCCATCGCCCATGTTGCTCTCTGCCACGCAGTAGTTCACGTTCCAGCGCTTGGCTTTCTCGGCCAGCAGCTGCAGCACCTCCGCCTCGTAGCCGCGGGTGGTGCCGCCGCTCTCCAGCAGGAACATGTTGCCGTTGAGCTCGGCGATCACCGCCCAGGCGAGCTCGTCGCTGCCGCGGCCAGAGGGGTCGATCGCCAGCACGCACCGCCAGGTCTCCTCCTGCGGCACCCAGCCATTCACCACCGCCGGGCGGTGATAGAAGCGGTCGGCACCCATGCCCACGCAGAGCAGGTTCTGGATGCGCTGATCCGGCCCCGAGGCCCACACCACCACCTCCGGCAAGGCCTTGCCGTCCAGGTCCATCACCAGCAGGTCGCCCAGCCGGATCGGGTAGCGATCCAGGGTGCTCAGCCGGCAGTTCAGCTGGAACTGCAGCTGCACCGCTGAACGTGTCATGCGCGTCTCGCGCTTCAGCAGCTCGTGGTGGCCAAACCGCTCAGGGTCCGTTGGCTCACCCTTCAGCAGGGGGTTCTCCTCCACGGCCGCGGCGATGGCCGGCGCCAGGTTCCCCTCGTAGCAATCCCACTCATCCGGGTCAGCTGGGTCGGGGAACCGTGCCGGCCAGAACCGAATCGAGTAGTTCCGCTCACGCACCAGCCGTAGGTAGAGCGAGCTCTCAAGGTGCGGAGTCCCCAGATACCGGATCTGTCTTGGGAAGATCTGCCGCATCCCCCCCTGGGTGTAGTCCCTAGGGGCATCGGGATCAAACCCTGGGTCGTCGGGCTTGATGATCGCCTCCAGCTCGGTGACGGCCTGGGCCAGCCGTTCCTGCTTCAGCGGCGTGATCGAGTTGTTCAGTGTCTCGATGTCATCCGGCAGCGCCAGCGTGCAGCGCTTGCCGGTGAGCGACGGGCTCAAGATTCCCACCGTGCGGACACTCGGGCTCTGGTCGATCACCGCCGGCCCCACGTCGAAGGCCTTGATCGAGGACCGGCCATCAGGCCGCGGCTCAAGGCACCTGAGGATGTCCACGTCGCGGATAGACCGGGCCATGAAGGTGGCCACCTCCTCGGCCTTCTCGGCGGTGGCGGCCGGGATCAGGATCTTCTCGGTGAACGGGTCGTGCCGCAGCCGCCACAGGGCATAGCCGCCCGACTCGAAGCTCTTGCCCAGGCCCCGGTAGGCGGTGGTGATCGAGCGATCGGGGCCGGTCTCGAGCCAGTCCGCCACCTCCAGCTGCCGGAGGGTGGGGGTGTCGGCCAGGTTGAGCTCCCGCAGCAGGTAGCAGAGGAAGTGCGGGAAGGGCCAGAGCTCAGGCGGCAGCGGTTCCCACTTCACAAGGAGAGCCCCCCTGCCGAAACAGAAGGGCTCTCCCAACCACCAACCACCGTTGACCGGTAGCTGGAACGCAACGGCACCACCCGTCCACGCATTTCAGAGCTTAGGCGCTCGGTTCTTCCCACGCCTCATTGGTGTCAGTCGTTGCCAGGTCGTCGCCCTGGAACTGGCCCTTGTCGGTGCGTGCCCGCTTCTTCGTTGAGGGCTTCGCCGCTGGGGCAGGGCAAGCACCTCCAACCAGCGCAGCTTCAGCCGCCGCCACCACGTCGTCGGGGACATCGCTGCCGTAGCCCAGCAGCCCGAGCCGGATTCGATCGGCATTGCTGAGATACACAGGTGGAGAGCAGATGGCACAAGGGTAGCGATCTGCTGCGATTCATTCCAGCGAGTCCTTGAACTGCTGCCACAGGTGGCCGCGGCGCTGGGGGCCGCCCACGGAGGCGAGATAGGGGTTGACGAGGAAGTAGCGCTCGCCGGTGCGTTGATCAATCACCCGGGAGACGAGGTTCTCCTTCTTGAGCCGGGTGATGGCGCTCACCGCCACGGGCAGCTTCACGTTGAGCCGCTCGGCGATGTACTTGGCAGAGACGCTGGCCCGACCGCTGCGCCAGTTGACGTAGTTGAGCAGGACCAGGAACACAGCAGCGTCCCTGAGCTCAAGGCGCCGTTCACCGATCAGGGCAATGGTTGAGTCGAGATCTCGCTGGTGGACCATCACGAAGTTCTCGTCACCGTCTTCTCTAGGCTTCATCGAGTCAGTACCAGTGATGCTGACGGACCCTGACTCCTAGGAGTAGACACCTAGGTTTCAAGCTACCCCCTCTGGATCCGACCCAGTGGGGGCAGTGGGTCTCGTTCAGCCCAGATTAACCATTAAGCAACACGGGTGGAGAACAACTCCTCTCCCCCAACGCCTCCCTTGCATCGCCTCTGATCTCTCTCTGGTGGAGAGAACAGCCAGTCCCACAAACCACCCCCAACTGCGACAACCGCCTGCGGCCTTCGGCGACAACCCCACCAACAGCCCGCGGCAAACCCGCCCCCTCCCCGCGCGCACCTCTGCCAACCCGCAGCGCACTCAGGGCATTTCCCATTTTTGGGTCGCGCGATCTGGTGGGGTATCCCACGCGGCGCGCCGGGCGTTCCCCCCCGTGCCCCCTGATCGGCCCCTGTGAGCCCCTGGGGCGAGGGTGGGCAGGCATTGGCTTATCGCTGGGGCCGTGGTGCGGCTGGGGCCGCTTCCTGGCCCTCCTGGGGGGCAGCGCCGCAGCACTGCTGGCGCGTGCTGGCCTGCCTGCAGTGGTGGCCTGGGGTTCCCGCGGATTGCTGATCCGCAGGGCTGGTGGTGGCCAGCGGCTGGGCTCAGACCGCTGCGGATTGCTTTGAGAATGATTCCCATTCTTGACGGCTGGCCCTGCCGCTGGCACGCTTGCCCTATCGGGGGATTGCGAAGTTTTGTGACAGAGGGCGACTGGCATCCCCCGCAAAAATTCCACCCGTGGAGAGATCTGTGCTAGGAGGGGCAAGTGCTCGCCACTAGTGCAGAGCACAGCAACCACCAACCACTGAGACAAGGGGCATGGACTACAGCAACCACTGGGCCGCGGTCAGCACGCCGCCGGCATCGCGCAACTACTGGTGCGTCGTGTTGCCGAGCGGTGAGCGGTCTCGTTTGTACCGGACAGAGGCCGCGGCCAAAGCGCAGCTACGCCGGCATCCGGCCGGAAGCACCGTCGCGCTGGTCTGAAAGCCCACCACGACAACCACCAACCACCAACCACCACGGGCTGATGACCACCACCACCACCACCACCGACCTTGTGCAGGCCAGCGCTGCTGAGCTGGCGCTGATGCAGCTGCAGCAGGAGTCGGCCACTTGTGCGGGCGTTCTGCCGTATTGGCCGATCTGGGCCGCTGCGCAGTTCGCCAGCACTGACGAAGCAATGCAGCTGCTGCAGTTCGTGCATGTCTGGCGCGATGGCGACTGCTTTCAGATTGAGAGCACCGATGGCCACAGGGCGTTCCGCTACCGGTTCCCTGCGTACACCACCGAGACCTACGGCAACGGTGCTGCGATCGGCAGCATGCCCACGCTCTGGCGCGTGCCTGAAGCAGGGCTGCTGCTGCACGCCAAAGCGCTCAAGAAGGCTGTGAGCTACGGCAAGTTGCTGACCGTCACGCAAGACCTGCGCGCGGTGTTTCACGGGGGCAAGAAGGAGGCCCTGGTCGAGCTGAGCTCGGTGAACCTTGCCGGTGTGTTTGCGGTGAACACCGCGGATGACTGCGGCAAGGTCGGCACTTACCCGATCATCAACCAGCTCTGGCCTGACAAGTTCAGCAACCAACCCAAAGACGGGTTTGCATTCAACGCGCGCTACATGCGCGAGTGGTGCGCAGTGGTTGAGAAGCTCTCGCACAACGGGGTTACGAAAGCGCAGTGCAATGCGGCCGTCACTCCGTTCGTTTGGAACTGCAGCTACGAGCCCGCGATCGGGCAGCACGGGGCCGAGCCACGCCTCGAGCTGCTGTTGATGCCGGTGCAAATCCGCAAGTGAGCCGGCGGCCGCACTGAGCCCTACGGGGCTCTCTGCAGCACTCAGCGCTGCCACACAACCACCAACCACCACCACCACCCATGGCTGTCACCATCGCCCGCGACTTCGCCCCAGCTGATCGCCTCAAGTACGACACCGGCCTTCCTCGGGACTTCGCCCAGCTCGACACCAGCGAGGACGCCTCCTACTACGGCAACTGGGCCAGCGCCAAACGGCTTGTGCTGTTCTCCTATTGCGAGGGCGACTGCACCACCACCACCTGCGACACCGCCGAGGAGTTCAGGGAGGAGATCGAAAAATTCCAGGCGTTCTGCGATCGGCTCGGGTACCGGTTTCACGGGATTGATCCCGGCTGGAACCACACCGATGAGCTGCTGCAGCCATGGCGTGATTGCGGCCTGGCCCATCTCATCCACTGACGCCTGCACTGGGCCCTGCGGGGCCCTCTGCAGGCCTCGCCTGCCGCAACCACCAACTACAACCCCATGGACATCAACACAACCTGGGCTCAGCACCACGGCGCCGCTGCTGTCGAGGAGCTGGTTGCCAAATATCCACAGGCCAGCGCCGAAGGGATCCGAGAAGTGGCAAACCGCTGGCACGCAACCGAGAACCTCCCCGGCTTTCTTGAGGCCTGCAGCCAATGCGCCCCGGAGGCCTGAGCCATGCAGCAAACCATCCCAACGCTGGCCGCCGCGGCCCTCACCTTCTGGGCCCTGGTAGGCCTCACCGATCACAAGCCACAGCCCACACCACCACAGCCCCGGCCGGTGCTGGTGGTGCCTGAGCTGCGCAGCGAGTGGCAACACCCAGACCCTCGCACCATCGCCCGATTCCCGGGGCCCTGACGCCTTGCCCATTGCCACAACCACCAACCGTGCCAACCGTGAGAACACACCACCCCTGCAGAGCCATGCCGCACATCTCCATGAGTGCAGAAGAAGCCGCCCTGCTGGTCGATCTGCTCAGGCCACGGGCTGCCCTGCTGGCTGAGCTGCTCGAGCTGCAGGTGCAGCACAGCCCAGAGGGCTGCAGCGACTGGGCCGACACCGCCGATGCCCTGACGCTGGCCCAGGGGGCCCTGCTCAAGCTGCAGAACACCGCCATGCAGGGCCAGGCCCTGCGGGAGGTGGCATGAGCAACGCCCTGGCCCTCGCCAGCTTCCTTGGCGCCTTGCGGCTCAAAAACAGGGCCGTGCCGATCAACGCCGCCGAAGCCCTGCTGCTGATCGCCGCGGGGATCGACAACGTGCCCGATCTACAGAAGGCAATGCGAGATCTGCATGGCAACGCCCTGCCGGCCGCCACGATGAGCAGGCTGGTTTCCCTGCTGCGGGGCCGGGCCCGCTATCACCAGGGCGCCTGGGTTGAGAGTCCCTACGGGCTCATCGACGTGCGACCGCACCCGCACCGGCGGGGTATGCAGCTGCAGCTAAGTGATGCAGGTTTGCAGCTGATCCGCACCTATTTTGGGGAGAACAGTTGTACTATTTGCCTAGGTGTTGAGCCATCCACCTGCGAGGAGAAAAGCCAGTGAGCGTCCACCTTTTGGCGTCGGTCGAGATACCGGCAGGCCAGTGCCGGCATGGCGTCTGCCTGTATGTGGAGACCATCGGCCGGGGGGTGCGCCTGGTTCTGCACCGGTGCCAAACTCCTAGGAGTCGCCGCACGTATTGCAAATGGATATTCGTCAGCTGGAAAACGCTCTGGCTGCTTTCTCCGCTCTCAGCCCAACGGCGTTCCCGGTCCACCACGCTGAGATCTTCCTGTTTGTCGCCGGCAAGCGCATCGCCACCTACACCGAAATCGAGGACGCCCTGAACCTCTCCAACTCCACGGTGTCGCGCACGGTTCACGCCCTGGGCGACACCCATCGCAGGGGCTACGAGGGCTATGGCCTCCTCGAGACCTACCGAGATCCAGAAGAAGGCCGCCGCTTCGTCGTTCGCCTCACCGCCAAGGGCCACGCCCTGCTCAGGCAGCTCGAAAAGCTCTGAGCTCTCCACCAACCACCAACCACCAACCACCATGGCCGGCTCTGTCCGACGCACCGCTGACGGTTGGGTTGCCGATGTCACCGTGAACGGCACCCGCAAAACCAGCCTCTGCCGCACCAAGGCCGAGGCCCTCGCACGCAAGCGCGAAATCCTCGAGCTGCTGCTCACCCGTGAAGCCAAGCAGCCACGCCTCGCACGCATCTTCACTATCAAGGAGGCCCGGGCCCTGAGCCTCCGCATCCGCTGGGCTGGCACGCCCTACGAGCGCACCGCTGCCACCTACAGCCGCGAAGCGGTTGAGCACTTCGGCGATCTGTTCCCCGTCAGTGAGGTCACGGCCGCCCTGGTCGATGCCTGGCGCCAGCAGCTGCTGCGCAAGGGCAACCGCCCCAGCACCGTCAACAAGAAGACTGCCGCCATCCGGGCGATGCTCTCCGATGCCCACCTCCACGGCCACCTCGAGGAGGTGCCGCGGATGCCCCAGCAGCTGCGCCTCTCCAACACCCGGGACCGGGTGATGAGCGACCCCGAACGGGACGCCTTCTGCCGCTACTTCCACCAGGTCGGCGAGCCCGCCGCGGCCGATCTGCTGGTCTTCCTGCTGGAGACTGCCTGCCGCTGGGGTGAGGCCGAGCGCCTGCGCGGCCAGGACGTGGACCTGGCGAAGGGGCGCGTCACCTTCTGGAAAACCAAGAACGGCAAGCCCAGGTCAGTGCCGCTCACCCGCCGGGCCCTCGATGCCCTGCAGCCCCACCTGCCAGCCGTTGGCAGCCATCGGGTTTGGCCCTACCGCTACGAGCGCTACAAGACCCTGTTTCGCAGCGCCAAGGGCGCCATGGGGCTGGCCAATGACGAGGCCCTCACCATCCACACCACCCGCCACACCTGCGCGAGCAAGCTCGCCAGCCGGGGCATCCCCCTGCACCAGCTGATGGCCTACGGGGGGTGGACCAGCCTCGCCAGCGTGCAGCGTTACCTGCACCTGCACACCGACGCACTGGCGGCCTGCGTCTCGGCACTGGAGGATTGAGCCATGCCCCGCAAGCTCAAGCCCCTCGAGGTGCTCGGCTACCTGGTCGCCTCCGTGGTGATCAGCGCCGCCGGGCTTTGGGCCCTGCCCTTTGTGATCACCGCCCTGGGCGCCGCGGCCCCCTTTGCCGTTGCCACCCTGTTCATCCGCTACCTGCTCAGGAGGAGGCCATGGTTTCGCTGATCCTGCTCGCCCAGCTGTCAGGCCCGCCCTGCGGGTACACCTACGGCTGGGAGATCACGCCCCAGAACATGCCGCTGACCGGTTGCACCGTGCCGACCAAGGGGAACCCCTACGGCACGCGGCTGCGCATGGATCCGTACAGCCCCAGCGGTGTGCGTGCTGAACCCGCTGGCCCAACCACCAACCCCTACGACCTCCCGAAGCGCTGACCATGGAATGCCCCAACTGCGCAGGCCCCAGCCATCGGGTGCTGCAGACCAGACAGGAGACCTCAGAGAGCACGATCCGGCACCGGATCTGCCGCAGCTGTGGCCATGAGTTCTACACGGTCGAGGTGGACCTGCCGCCTGGTTCCGTGAAGAACAGGCACGACGGCCTGGGCCGGGTCGATGGCTACAAGCGCATCACCTTCAGCTGATGGCTGACGCCCGGCCCACCTACTGGGCGACGCCCGACCGCTGCACCAGCATCACCGTCTGCTTCTACAAGGACAGTGGGCGCCACGCCTTCGTGGTGTTCACAGATGGCCGCACCGCCAGGCTGTGTGCCACCGCCAACGAGGCAGCCAAGGCGATCCGGTGGCCGGGCAACCTGCCCACCGGTGCCGAGGCCCGCGAGTTCCTGGCCCACTGGGGCTACGAGCCGCCGGCCAAGAAGCCAGCGCCTGAGCCCAACGACAACACCAAGACGATCATCTGACCTGCGGATACGTCCGATGATCCAGGCCGGCTGCAATTCCTCTGCCGTTCTCTGCTTGACTGGTGACGGTCAGCAGAGGATGGGATTTCCCCAAAACCCTTGCGCTGACTGGCGGGGGCATGGCGAAATTGGTAAACGCAGCGGACTTAAAATCCGAATTTCCCGATTCCACCCCTGCAGAGCAATCGAACTATCCGGTTCTGCCGGATAGTTGGCCACCTCTCCACATGTGGGGTGGAATTGGTGCCTAAAAACCAGCTCTGCGCAGAGTGAAATCCAACTTTTTCGTGTCCACCTGCCACTTGGAGAGGCAGAAGCAGACCGAAAAGAGGGAGCGCGAGCGGGCTGAGTGGGATGCGATCAACGCCCGAAGCAGGCTCAAGGCCCAGGGCCGCGAAAGCGCCACCGAGTACGGCAGGGACCTGTTTCAGCGGCACGCCGAGACCGTGACGGTGGCCCTGGGCCTGCTGCTCGAGGAGCTGCTGGCCAACCCAGCCAAGGCCGGCCCGCACTTCGCCGCCTGGCCATTGCTGCTGGGGGTGTCCGACCGTGGCCCCCGCTCGCTGGCCAGCATCGCCCTGGGGGTGGTGGTCGATCAGATCAGCCAGCGGCCCACCGAACGCAAGCTGGCCGGTGACATCGGCCGCGCCCTGCAGGACGAGCTCAAGGCCGGCCGGATCAATGCCATCAACCCCGACCTGGTGCGGCTGATCCGCAAGCGCAAGGGGGCCCGGGCCCTCAGCAACAACAAGGTGCTCGAACAGCTGCGCCTGGACTGCAGCGGCTGGACCGTGGCCGAGCGGGTTGAGGCCGGCGGGCTGATGTTGCAGCTGATCGTGGCCAACACCGATCTGCTGGAGGTGGAGACCAGCATCAGCAGGGGCCGGACCCGCCGCACCCTGCAGGCCACCGCCGCAGCGCTGGAGGTGATCGCCGCCAACCCGCCGCGGCCATGGCCTGCGCGCCGCCTGCCCATGCTCGTGCCGCCGCGGCCCTGGGAGGGAATGCACGGTGGCGGCCACCTCGACAACACCCAGCCGCTGGTGCGCAGCCGTGGTGGGCTGAAGCTCGATCACCTGCACGGGCCGGCGCTGGCCCCGGTGATCGCAGCGGTCAACACCCTGCAGCAGCAGGAGCTGCGCGTCGATCCATGGATCGTGGAGATGCAGCGCTGCGCCTGGGACCACAACATTCGTGGCCTGTTCCCCCTGCTGCGCGACCCCAAGCCTGAGCCGCCCAAGCCGACCGAGCTGCTGGGCCCCGAGGCCTACAAGGAGTGGCAGCGCCAGAAGCTGGAGGCCCAGCGGGACCGGAACGAGGGGGCGAACGAGCGCAGCAGAATCGAGCAGGCCATCCGCCAGTGCGAGGAGGTGGCCGGGCTGCCCATCTGGTTCGCGTACTGCGCCGACTTCCGCGGCCGGATCTACACCAGCAACCGCTACGCCACCCACCAGGGGCCGGACTGGGAGAAGGGGGCGATCGAGTTTGCCCATGGTGAGCAGTGCTCAGTGGAGGCCTTCGAGTGGATGCTCAAGGCCGCCGCCGGCCACTGGGGGGTGCGGGCCAGCTGGGATGTGCGGCTGCGCTGGGGGCAGGAGAACCTGCCAGAGATCTGCGCTGTGGCCGAGGCCCCGCTCGATCGGATTGAGCTGTGGCGTGATGCCAAAGACCCGTGGCAGTTCCTGCAGCTGGCCCGGGCCATCGCCCAGCAGGTGGCCGAGCCGAACAGCTGCAGCACCGTGCCGGTGCGGTTCGACCAGACCTGCAGCGGGATCGGCATCGTGTCGGCCCTGGTGCGGGACCGCCGGCTGGCCCAGCTCACCAACATCAGCGGCAAGACCCGCAAGGACCTCTACGAGCATGTGGCCCACAAGCTGCAGCACATGCTGCGGCTGGACCTGAGCAACGGCACCGAGAAAGAGCAGGCCAAGGCTGCGTTCTGGCTGGAATTCGGCATCGACCGGGCCCTGTGCAAAGGGCCGGTGATGACCACCATCTATGGGGCCCAGTTCCTGGGCATCGTTGAGGGACTGGTGGCTGCGCTTGAGCAGCGGCGTGGCCGGCTGCACCTGTCGCAGTGGGCCAGCGGCGATCTGGCGCCGGCCCGCTACCTCGCCCGCAAGTTCGGCGTGCTGCTGGGCGCCGAGCTCAAGAGCTGCATCGAGCTGCAGCGGTGGCTGCGGGACATGGGCCGGGCCGTGCTGGCCAATGGCATGCCGATCACCTGGGCCAGCCCCATGGGCATGCCGATCCGGCTGGGTGACCTGCTGGATGCCCGCAGCAACGTGACGACCCTCGCCCATGGCAACCGGCGGTGGCGCACCTGGAAGGACAGGGCCGAGGAGGGCGAGCTGTCGGCACGGCAGACCAACCGGGCGATCACCGCCAATTTCGTCCACTCGTTCGACGCCGCCCTCTGCCAGCTATTGATCTCCAGGTGTGGGGAGCATGGTGCGCCACTCCTAACAAATCACGATTGCTTTGCGACAACTCCGGCGCGCGCCTACTGGCTGCACCACACGCTGCACGACGAGCTGCGCTGCCTCTATGCCACGGATTGGCTGGCCGAGATCGCAGGCCAGATCAAGGCTGCATCAGGAGTTCGGGGGATCAAGTCGCCGCCGTGCGTAGGCGATCTCTGCCACGGGGAGATCGGGCAGAACACGCATTGCTTTTCCTGATCGCCTAGGTGCCTTGCCCGTTTGCAGCTAGGGGCGTATGGTCTCAATGCACTGCACATGTGGCGAGCAAATGGCGCGCACGATGTTGACCACCCCCGTAGGCGATGCCTACTGGGCCAAATGCTTCGAGCCTGAGGAGGACCGCTTCCACAAGGACAAGCCCTGCAGCTGGTCGATCAGCTGGTGTGGCGATCAGAACGACAAGGCCACCCTTGGCCTGATGCAGCAGATCGAGGAGGAGTTCGCTCGCATCCACGGCGAGGGCGCCAAGCCCAGCAAGAACGCCTGGCCGTTCCGCGAGCAGACCGACAAGGACGGCAAGGCCACGGGCCTGCTGGAGTTCCGCTTCAAGAAGAACGAGACCACCAAGAAGGGGAACCTGCTCTCGCCGCCGGCCGTCTACGACAGCCACAAGAACCCCTGGCCCGATGGGGTGCTGATCGGCAACGGCAGCAAGGTGAAGGTGGCGTTCTCCGTCTGGGGCTGGGAGGACCAGTTCGGCAAGAAGGGCGTGAGCCTGAGCTTTGAGGCCCTGCAGGTGCTCGACCTGGTGGAGTACCAGCGGAAGGATCCCGGCGATGCGTTCGGGGTGGAGAACGGCTACGTGGCCGACACCCCGGCCAATGCCTTCACAGAAGACAAGAAGGAGGAGGAGCTCACCCCCAGCCAGCGGATCCAGCGGCGTGCCGCTGAGCTGCAGAACGAAAGCCTCTACGACGACGAAGAAGAGGCTCCGTTCTGATGCGCACCGCCGACTTCGAGCTCCGCGTTCCGTTGATGTCGAAGGCCCGGCCCCGTTCCCCCCGGGGCGGCGGCCGGCCCTACATGCCCAAGGCCTACATGCAGTGGAAGGCCACGGTGCGGGCGCTGCTCGCTGAGTGGTGGACCATCGCCCCGCTGCCCGAGGTGAAGTGCCTCTGCCTGGTGTTTCGCGGGCCGGCCCGGGGCGACCTCGACAACCTCGCTGGCGCGGTGCTCGATGCCGGCAACGGCCTGCTGTGGACCGACGACCGGGTGGGCGTGATGCCCTGCATGGCCCTGCGCTGGGTGAAGACCGGCCGCGACAACCAATCCATCTACCTGAAGGTGATCTGGGAATGAGCCCCTATCCGCCGATCAATGAACAGTTCTGCGGCAACTGCCGGTACTTCCGGCAGGGCGAATGCCGCTGCAAATCGCCGGCCTACGACTGGGGCGGCCTGTGGCCCAAGCCCCCGGCCTCGTCGTGGTGCGGTGAATGGGCGTCGCCGGAGGTGGCGGCATGAAGTGCCCACACTGCGGCCACGAGAAAAGCCGGGTCACTGAAACCCGGGCCGGCGATGAGGCCGACCGCCGGATCCGCATTTGCCAGGGCTGTGCGCGCACTTTCCAAACCCTCGAACGGGTGTGTGTGTTCGCCGGCAGGGCCGCCGGCTACGTGGAGGTGGGTGAGCCAGTCCCTGCCCTGCAGGTGGTGCCTGACCCTGAACCCCAGACCGAGCCCGCCGCGGCCAAGCGGGCGAACACTCGCCGCTGGCATCCGGTCGGCGTGCCGGAGGGGGTGTGCGAGGAGGCGGCCCCGCTGCTGCTTGAGTGGTGGAACGAGAGCCGCCGCCTTAAGCACAAGGGGAACGCCGTCTGGTCGGAGAAGGCATGGCTGGCCAGCGTCGAGCGGGTCAAGGCCCTGCCCCCTGCCCAGCAGGTGGCCCTCTGTCAGGCCGGTGTCGAGCAGGGATGGCAGGCCCTCAAGGCCGATTACCTGCGCGACGGTGCGGCCCGGCTGCCGCAGCTGCCCCGCAGCGATGGCCGGCCCATGCCGAAGGACCCCTCCATGCTCGCTGCTCTGGAGTCATGGCCAGCCTGACGCCCGAGACCTTCCTGGCGGTGGCCGACATGATCGCCGGCCACCTGCGGCTGAAAGAGGCAGACCGCTGGAGCCCGCACATCTGCCGGCTGAAATTCTTCAGCTTCACCAGTGAGTTCCCCGAGATCAGCGAGGCCCAGTTCATGTGGGCCGCTGAGCAGTGGATTCAGGGCACCGATGCCTCAGCCTTCCTTCGCTACCCCACCTGGGGTGAGCTCATGGCAGCGCTGTACCGGACAGAAGGCGGCCGGGCCAATCGCAGCTGGGGCCCGAGGGATGAGCTGCCGCCGTTCGTGCGGTTCAAGCCCGACCAGCTGGCGCTGCTGCCCACTGCACCCCGGCCGCTGGCCCCGCCGCCAGACGATCGCAACGTCGAGGCGTACCGCACGGTGGGCAGGGCCGGGGAGGCCGAGGCCCAGGGCCTCCCGCTGAAGCCAGCCGAGGAGCACCTGCTGCCGCCGGCGGTGCCCGGCCTGACCGATGAGCAATGGCAGGCCTACCTCGAGCAGGTGGACAGCCAGACGCTGGAGGAGGCGCCATGCAACTCCTGATCGACAGCACTGCGCTGCAGGGCATCCTCGAAAAGGGCCTGGTCGATGGGCTCTGGTCGATCGACCAGTTCAACAAAACCAGCCGCCGGGGTGAGCCGGTGCTGCCCAGCCCTGGGTTCCTCAGCGAGCACCCGGAGTTCTACGACAAGGGCTTCCGCGACCTGACGGCATTTCGCAGCGGCTGCGGCCGGCGGGTGCTGTGACCTGGACCGATGGCTACGAGATCGGCCAGCCGGTGAAGGTGCGGCACCAGGGCGGCTGGCGACGGGGGCAGGTGGTGGCCATCCGAACCCGAAGCTGCATGGTCCTGCTGGTGCGCGGCGGGCAACAAACAACCACCAACATCCACGACCCACGCAACATCGAACCATGCCAAGACGAGAGCCAGAACGAACCATTGACATCGAACGATCAGCTGTCGTTCGGATGATGGACATGGCCCGCACCCGTGTGGAGGAAGCGGAGAGCGAGGACGCCAACTACGTGTCCACCTGGTGGGGGGGCTATCACCGGGCCCTGGAGGACCTGCTCGCCATGGAGAACGAGTGATGGCCTGGTCGATGCCCAAGCGGTACGAGTTCGAAGGCCCGCAGCCGAAGCTGGGCCCAGGCGTCAGCAGGCCCCTGCCAAAAGAGCGGACGCGGCTCTACAGAGTGAGCGTGAAGGTGCCGGGGTCGCCCGCGATGCGTGTCACAATCCCGGCCGCCAGCCGCGGTAAGGCGATTCAGTATTGCCAGAACCGCTGGCCCACCTGCTCAGCGGAGGTGATCGAGTGACCAGTTCTACTTACACAAGACAGGAGGTCTTGTGAACCTGAAAGCAGCTCTTACAAGTTCCCCTATTGAAGAAGACTAATGACTGAACTATCACCCGCTGCACAGGCGGTCCTGACAGAGATTACACAGCAGGAATATTCCTTAGATCCTGCCGACATCCCAATCGAAGCGGTCCGCATGGCTTACATTGCCGCCGCCGCTCTAGAAGCTGCTGCAGATCAGGTGGTGCCGGAAGAGCTTGCTTCTTTGAGCAAGTGCCCTGAACGCCATGAAGTGCGCCGCAAACTTCTCGCCATCGCCGCCGAGCTACGCGACAACAACACGCCGTACATGATGTTGTCCCACAGCTTGAGGAACACACTAATGGAATGGCAACCGATTGAACTGGCGCCAAAGGATAAAATTATCCTGCTGTATAGACCGGGGCATTGTGTGCCCTGGCAATCTGTAGCGCCAGGAAAGTACGACGACGATAAGTATGCAAAAAGGCCACGCCCCTTCTGGGTTTCTTGGCTGCTATGCAGCGGCAAGACCGACGACAGGGCCTATCCACCCACGCATTGGATACCTATGCCAAATCCACCCGCTAGTGAGGAGATCTAGAGGATCATGGAAAGCATCACAGTCAAGCTCACCTACTTCAAACGTAATGGCAAGTTTTACGACCAAGGGGAGTTTCTGGCATCCGCTCACACCCCGCTCTATCAGATATGGGAAAACGTAAGAGACATGAGAAGTCTTGGTAAGTTGCCTGGACTGGTTGATGGCGCTGGCCAGGAATTCAACATTCTTGTTGAAGCGCCGGGGCATCCGCACGAGCACCCACACATTGTCATGACTTAATCAATCCCCTAGTGACCACCACTAATCACCGCCCCTAGAGATTTCAACTTCAGGAACCACCATGGCTGAACCTTCCCTGAACCGGGCCGAGCTTGATGGCCGCCGCTGGGTCTGGCATGAGGGCGGATGGCTGGAGCACGACTGCCAGCGCGGAGGCTTCCGCCACTCTGGCCAGCCCCCGGACACCGCTCACTTTTTCAACCACAAACAGTGGGCTCTCTCCCACCTGCGCCGTTGACCATCAGCCTGTAGACCACTCGCTCTAATTCCCATGGCTGAAGAGAAACTCCCTGCCGTCGTCGTAGCCGCTCTGGTCAAGGCTGAGTGCGCCCTGGCCGACATTGCCGAGGGCGAAGGGGAGAACGATGACACCAGGGCTGATGCTCTGGAGTGGGCTGAGAAAAGGGCAGCCAAGGCGCTGGCCCGCATTCGCCCGATCATGCGCCAGTACGAAATCATCACTTCCGAATGGCCATCTGCCTCCTAGACACTCGCTCTAAATGAAAGCCCTCATCGACACCGAGGTTTATCTCTACCGCTCAGCCGCAGCTTGCGAGTTCGAGGCGGAATGGGGCCCCGATGACTGGACCTACCTCTGCCGCCACGGCGATGCGCAGGCAGCGTTCCAGGATGCCATCGGCGAGATCCGCGACACCCTCCCCGATCATCAGCCGGTGCTGGTGTTCAGCGATCGGGTCTCCTTCCGCTATGGCGTCTGGCCCCAGTACAAGGCCAACCGCAAGGCCAACCGCAAGCCCGCCGGCTACCGGCAGCTGGTGGACTGGGTGAGCAAGGCGGCCCCGGCCCGTGGCTGGGAGGTGATGAGGCTGCCCGACATCGAGGGCGACGACGTGCTCGGCGTGCTCTACGAGGAGGGCGACGTGATCGTGTCGATCGACAAGGACATGCTCACCCTGCCCGGCCTGCACCTGCGCGATGGTGAGCGGATGGAAGTGAGCCGGCTGGAGGCCGACCGCAACTTCTACGCCCAGGTGCTGACCGGGGACACCAGCGATAACTACCCCGGCTGTCCGGGCTATGGCCCGGTGACGGCACAGAAGGCCCTGGCCGGTTGTGATGCAGAGGTGCAGATGTGGGCCGAGGTGCTCAAGGCCTACGACAAGAAGGGCTATGGCGAGGCCTATGCCATCACCCAGGCACGGTGCGCACGCATCCTTCGCGCTGGCGAGTACGACTTGACGGCCGGGGCTCCCCTGCTATGGAACCCGCCGGTAGCCTGAGGTAGCTCTGCACCTATGGAGTGCTTCAGCCACTCGTTACTGACGCACTGATCGAGAAGCTCAGGGCCATCTTCCCCGATGTCCCTGGCCGGTCGATGTCCCATCGGGAGATTGACCACTGGATTGGCCAACAGGAAGTGATCAACTACCTCGCCAAGCTGCACGAGGAGCAGCAGTCGGAGCCCCTCAATCTGGAGGCGCTCTGATGTGCTTCGGTTCGCCGCCGCCGGCCACGATCACGATGCCCGACACCGGGGCATACGACCGCATGGCTGATCTGCAGATCGCCGCCATGCAGCAACAGCAGCAGGGCCAGGCGTCGCTCATGCAGTCCCAGCTCAATCAATCGCTGCGGGAACAGGAGGCGGCGCTGAGCGAGCTGCGCGACTTCAAGGTTCAGCAGGCCAATGACACAGCAGCGAATGCGGCCAGGCTGGCTGCGCTGATCGGCACGCCGCCGCCGGAGAAAAGCGCGCAGGCCCCGGTGATCGGTTCGTCTCGGCAGGAGGTGGCCAAGCCGAAAGGCAAAGCCAGCCTGCGGATCGACCGGCCGGCGCCCACCACCCAGGCCGCAGGCACTGGCCTGAACATCACAACCGCCAGCTAGCCATGTGCTTCGGACGACCCAGCGCGCCTGTCATCCAGTACCAGGGCCCAGACCCCAAGGACGTCGAGCGGCAGAACCAGCAGCTGCAGCTCTACATGCAGCAGTCTGCGCAGCAGCAGGAGCAGTTTGCGACCTCGCTGCAGCAGCAGATCGACCAGGCCAATGCTGCAGCTGAGGCGCAGCGACGCCAGCTTGACCAAGAGCGGCAGGCTGCAGCGGCGTCGATGGCGGCACAGCAGCAGTCGGGCTATGCGGCGGCCACTGCGACGCAGACCGACCCCATTGGTGCCCAGGTCACGGAGACCGTGCAACCGAAGAAGAATCCAAGGAACAGTTTGCGGATTGCGCCTGGCTCAGTGGCATCGGCAGCCGGCACCGGCATCAACATCGGAGTCTGATCATGTGCCTCGCAACTGGCAAAGCCAACGTCGATCCTGACCTGGGGCAGACCTACACCCAGTTCACTTCACTCCTCGATGCCAACACGAAGCTGCGGCAGCAGGCGCGGGACGCTGGCCAGCGGGGAAACATCTCGATGCCGCTGTCGCAGGTGCAGGCCCAGGCCAGCAAGACGATCCTGAAAGAACAGGGCAGGCGGGATGATCTGCGCGCCCAGTACGCGGCGGCGGAGAAGGCGGCAAACGATCAGCTGAAGCAGATTGCCGAGCAGCAGAAGCAGGCCGCGCTGGCCCGGCAGGCTGAGCTCGCACGCCAGGCGCAGCTGGCCAGCCAGGCTGAGGCCGCACGGATGGCGCAGCAGCAGCAGCTGGCCCAGGAGCAGCTGGCCACCAACGCCATGTCGGCATCCATGCGGGTGCTGGGGCAGGCATCGCCCACCACTGGCGCCCCCACCGCGCAGACCACAGGCAGCCGGGGCCGCGGGCGGGTGCGGCAATCGGCGGTGACACAGAGCTTGCGAATCGGCAGCTCAAGCCAGGCCCCAGGCGTTGGCCTGAACATTGGAGGCTGACCGGATGACCTGCGCCAAGCGCTACGCCGCACTCGAAGGGGACCGCAACTACTACCTGGAGAGGGCGCGCACGTCGGCCCGGCTGACGCTGCCCTACCTGATCCCGCTCAGCGACGACCCGGCCAGCAGCGATTCACAGGAGTGGTCGCTGCCGTGGAATGGCATCGGCGCCCGTGGCGTTCACAACCTGGCGAGCCGGCTGCTGCTGGCGCTGCTGCCGCCGACCGAGACGTTTTTCCGCTTCACCATCGACGAGATGGAGATGGCGAAGAACGAGCAGGAGCAGATCGCCGCCGGCGCCACGCCGCAGGATCTGGGGCGCGCCAAGAGCGAGTTCGACCTGGCGCTGGCGCGGCTTGAGCGGGCCGTGCTGCGCAGCATCGAGGCATCGAACGACCGGGTGGCCGTTCACGAAATGCTGCTGCACCTGATCGTGGGCGGGAACGTCCTGCTCTACGTGTCGGAGGACGGGCTGAAGTGCTACCACCTCAACCGGTACGTGTGCCGGCGCGACCCCATGGGCAACCCCATGGAGGCGATCGTGTGCGAGGTGCTGTCGGTCGAGGCCCTGCCCGATGCCGCCCGCAAGCTGCTCGACGACCACGACGGCGAAGTGGGTGGCGTGGTGGATGACGACCCCACCCCGCAGTACGAGCGGACGGTGCGGGTCTACACCCACATCAAGTGGGAGGGCAAGAAGGTCCGCTGGCATCAGGAGCTCAAGGACCAGGAGATCCCCGACACCAGCGGCAGCGCCGATCTCAGCGAGTCGCCCTGGCTGCCGCTGCGGATGTACCGCATCGACGGGCAGGGCTACAGCCCTGGCTACATCGAGGCCGCGTGCATCGCCGATCTGCAGACCGCTGAGGCCCTGAGCCAGGCGATCAGCGAGGGGGCGCTGGCGTCGGCCCAGGTGAAACACCTGGTCAAGCCGAGCGGAATCGCCAACGCCAAGAAGCTGGCGGAAGCGGCCAACGGGGCCTATCTGCCCGGCAACCCCGATGACGTGTTCACCATCCAGGTGAACAAGGCGGCCGATCTGAATGTGGCGGACCAGCGCCTGACGCGGATCGAGGCGCGGCTGTCGCAGGCCTTCATGCTCGCCGACATCCGCGACAGCGAGCGCACCACCGCCGAGGAGGTGCGGCTGCAGGCGCTGCAGATCGAGAACAGCCTGGGCTCCATCTACGCCATCCTCACTACCGAGTTCCAGCAGCCGTATGTGTCGCGGAAGCTGGGGCTGCTGACCCGCAAGGGCAAGATGCCCAAGCTGCCGCCGGATCTGGTCAAGCCGGTGGTGAGTGTTGGCCTGGCCGCCGTGGGCCGGGGCAACGACTTGGAGAAGACCGCACGGTTCATGACGATCCTCCAGCAGTCGCTGGGGCCGGAGGGGATCACCACCTACGTGGTGCCGTCTGAGCTGATCCGCCGCCTGGCCGGCGCGATGGGCATGGACATCATCGGCCTGGTGAAGACCGAGGAACAGCTGGCTGCCGAACAGCAGCAGGCCCAGCAGATGGCGATGGCGCAGCAGGCGATGGCGGCCGGCATGGCCGACCCGCAGAAGCTGGCCAACGCCGCCGCCACCAGCCAGGAGATGGCGGCACCACAACCACCCACTGAGGCAGAAGCCGCATGAGCACCACCGAGCAGCTGCAGGGCATGGTTGCCCCGGGGCAACAGGATGTCTTCGACGAGTTCCTGCAGGAGGTTGACCAGCAGCAAACCGAGATCGCCGCGGCCGAGCAGGGCCAGGTCGATGACGGCGAGCAGCTGCTGGCCGGCAAGTTCAAGTCGGTCGAGGAGCTGGAGAAGGCCTACCAAGAAGCACAGCGTCTGATCAGCCAGCGGGGGCAGCAGCCGGAGCCGCAGCAGAGCGAGCCCGAGCTCACCCCCGAGCAGTACACGCCCGAGATGGGCAAGCAGCTCTATGGCGACACGGTGGCCACCGCCATCGAAGCAGCCGAGATCAACCCGCTGGAGATGGCCCAGAAGGTCCAGGCCGGCGAGGACGTGAGCAGCTACGTCGATGCCCTGGTGAACAAGGGCGGGCTGCCGCGTGAGCTGGTGCAGACCTACCTCCAGGGCGTGGCACCGGCGAAGGCGCCGGCCCCGCAGGAGGCCGCAGGATTCAGCGAGGCCGACATCGCAGAGCTGAAGGCAGCGGTGGGCGGCGATCAGCAGTTCCAGGAGCTGAGCCAATGGGCCGTGGCCAACCTCGACCCCCAGGACCTGGCCGACTACAACGCGGCGGTGGACAGCGGCAACAAGGCGGCGGCCCGCTTTGCGCTGAAGCAGCTCAAGGCCCGGGCGACGGCCGGCAGCCAGAGCGCTGAGCCGAAGCTGATCAGCGGTGGCGCCCCGCCCCGCGGCGACGTGTTCACCAGCGACCAGCAGGCGGTGGAGGCCCGTGGCAAGACGGGCCCTGGTGGCCGCCCGTTGTATGACACCGATCCGAAATATCGAGAGTGGTTTGACAAGACTCTCGCCAGATCAAATGTGTTTGTGTAAGGTCGGGGCACGAGTTGCTCTGCACATGTGCAACTGATTGGGCCTCCTTAGGGAGACACCCCAGTTCAGCCAAGCAATCAGGCAGCGGCTCACTGCCCAACCAGGCCAATGGCCAATGCTTCTCTTGAACGTCTAGGACAAGTCAAAGGAACCGGTGCAGTTGACACCCTGTTCCTCAAGCTCGGTATTGCCGAGCTGATCTCTGCCTTCGATCGCACCTGTGTTTTCAAAGGCAAGGTGCGCGAGCGCAATATCAAAGGCGGCAAATCCGCTGCCTTCCCGGTGTCGGGGCGTGCCGCTGCCCGCTACCACGTTCCCGGGACCCCCATCCTTGGCGAGGGCAACAGCCCTGGCGACCGCAACGAGGAGATCATCAATCTTGATGGTCTGATGATCGCCGATCAGGTCATTTATGACCTTGACGAGGCGATGAATTACTACGACGTGCGGCAGGACATCACCTACCAGCTGGGTCAAGCTCTGGCCCGCGAGTGGGATTCCCGGGTTGCCCGCGTGCTCTACGCAGCCGCCAAGCGGACCACGGAGCCACTGGGCAAGGCGATCAACAGCGGGCGCGTTGGCAACAGCCAGACTCTTTCCGCTGGCTATGCCACTGCCACCACGGCCGCCAAGGGTGATGAGCTGATCGCCAGGATCAGCGCCATCAAGGTGGCAATGAAGAAGAAGGACGTGCCGACCTCAGATCTTCTGTGTGTGGTGCCTCCTGATGAATACGATTTTCTGCTCGATTCGGCCCGTGCCATCAACACCGACTTCAACGGCGGTGGCGGTGAGAACGGCACCTTCGCCAGCGGCCGTGTGCTGCGGGTGAAGGGGATCCCCGTGATCGAGTCGAACCACGTCACCCAGGCGGCCTACACCAACACCGCCTATGACAAGAACACCGCCTACCAGCAGGATCTGTCGAAGTGCCGTGGCATTGTGTTCCACCGCGATGCAATGGGTGTGCTGACCCTGCGCAGCCCCAGCCTGCAGGTCACGCCTCAAGGCGGCGACTTCAACATCATGTATCAGGCCAGCCTGATGGTCGCCCGCATGGCGATCGGCATGAGTGTGCTGCGGGCTGAGTGTGCAGGGGTGATCGAAACCCCCTAGCCTGAGCTCGTGGGACTCCACGGGTGAGAGGTGAGCGCCCCCTGTGTCACAGCAGGGGGCTTTTTATTGCCTCGCCGATAGCATGAGGTCTGCACTCCTGCAGATGAGCGATGGGCCTCGCCAGCCAGGCGGCCACACCAGGCAGGACCACGCTGCTGGAGGCGGTGAACATCTGCCTGCAGAACATCGGCGAGCAGCCGGTGAACAGCCTGGAGGACCAGCAGGTGCTGGAAGCGGCGATGGCCGAGAGCACCCTGCTGGAGCTGCACAAGGAGGGGCAGACCAGGGGCTGGAGCTGGAACACTGAGCAGGGGTATGAGTTCCAGAAGGACCTGACTTCTGGCGAGATCAGGGTGCCGGGCAACGTGGTCTCGTTTGCGCCGGATGCCTACCAGTGGGCCGGGCGGTTTCAGCTGCGGGGTCAGCGGGTCTACGACCGTGAGCAGCGGACGTTCCAGCTGGAAGCGGCGATCACCAAGCTCGAAGCGGATGTGGTGTGGCTGCTGCCGTGGGACGAGAGCCCAGAGGTGTTCAACCGCTGGACCACCATCCGCTCGGCGCGGGTGTTCGGCGCGCGGGTGCTGGGTGCGGACACGGTCTTCCGCTACACGGCGATGGACGAGCAGATGGCGCTGGTTGAGCTGCAGCGCGTGGAGCTTGAGCAGGCCCAGCCGAACAGCCTGACCGGCGGCCCTGGGCTGCGGCCATTCCCCACCTACTCGCCGGGGCTGGGACTGCTGGGCCGGAACCGGGGGTATCTGCGTGGCTAACCTCGCCAGCTACACCATCCCCAACCTGATTCAGGGGATCAGCCAGCAGCCGGACGCGCAGCGGGAACCGACCCAGGGCGAGATCCAGGTGAACGGGATGAGCTCGCTGGCGGAGGGGCTGCGCAAGCGCGAGCCCAGCCAGGCGGTGGCGAAGGTCAGCAGCAGCGGGTTTGGGGATGTCTACTTCCACCAGATCCTGCGGGATTCGACAGAGCAATACCTGGTGGTGATCGGCAAGACGGCGATCAAGGTGTTCGACCTGGAGGGCAACGAGAAGACGGTTTCAGCGCCCTACGGCTACAGCTACCTGTCGTCGGTGGTGAGCGCCAAGAGCGACATCCGGGCCGCCACGATTGCGGACTACACCTTCGTGTCCAACACCAGGGCGGTGCCGGCCATGGACACGGCGGTGGCGCCGGCGGTGGCCCGGCCCGCTGCCCACGAGGCGCTGGTGTGGGTGAAGGCGGCCAACTACGGGCAGACCTACCGGGTGACGGTGAACGGGACCGAGGCAACGGTCACGACGCCAGTGGCACCCGTGGTGGTGAATGGCACCACGACAACCGAGAACCGGATCAGCGCAGCCGAGATCTGCGACCTGATCGAGGCCGGGCTGTCGAGCATCCCCGGCCTGGGGCATGTGCGCAAGGGCAGCGTGCTGCATCTGACCTCGGCAAACCCGATCACGATTGCGGCGTCTGACGCGCGGGCCAACGCCGACATCACGGCGATCACCAACAGCGTGCAGGCCTTCACCGAGCTGCCAACGATCGCCCCGAAGGGCTACCAGGTGGAGATCGTTGGCGACCCGGGCAACAAGTTCGACGGCTACTACGTGGAGTTCGCGCCGCGCAGCGGGGCCGGCACGTTTGGGGAGGGGTCCTGGGTCGAGACGGTGAGCCCGGGCGTGGAGTACAAGCTCAACGCCGGCACCATGCCGCATGTGCTGGTCCGGCTGCCAAACGGGAACTTCTACTTCGGCCCGGCGAACGGCAGCACCCAGGGCGGGGTGGTGATGCCGTCATGGGGTGAGCGGACAGCTGGCGACTACGACACCTCGCCGGACCCTGGGTTTCTTGGCCACCCGATTCAGGACGTGTTCATCTACAAGAACCGGCTTGGATTCCTGGCAGATGAAAACATTGTTCTCTCAAGAAGCAGAGAGTTCTTTGAGTTCTTCCCCGAGACGGTAACGACGGTTCTCGATAGCGACCCGATCGACCTGACGGCAAGCAACAACCGGGTGTCGATCCTTCGCCACGCGATTCCCTATCAGGACGAGCTGATTATTTTTAGCGATCAGATTCAGTTTAGGTTCAACGCTGCCGAGACGATTCTGACGCCATCCACGGCGCAGATCACTGTGCTGACGCAGTATGAGATCGACCCAGACTGCAGGCCGATCCCGGTTCAGGGAACGATCATCTTCTGCCAGGCCAATGGCCAGTGGTCGCAGTTCCGTGAGTTCAGCGTTCGCGGCGCCGGCACGGCACTGGTGGCTGATGCCTCTGATCTGACGGGCTACGTGAGCAGCTTCGTGCCGGCCGGCGTGTTCAGGCTCACGGCCAACGACACAGGGAATGCGTGGTTCGCCATTTCTGATCGAGATGGCTATGAAGATCGCATCTATGTTTACAAGTATTTCTACCGGAATACGGGCGGCGGCGCTGAGCGAGTGCAGAGCAGCTGGAGCTACTGGCAGTTCAGTGGTGCCGATCGGATCCTGCAGATCATGTGCGTGCAGGAGGTGATGTATCTCCTGGTGGAATACGGCGCTGACGTGTGGCTGGAGAAGATGCCGGTCGCCGATCGGCTGAGCGACACGCTGCCAAGCCCCTACCCGCTGCTGCTCGACCGGCGGGTGAGCACCACGACCGAGACACCGGCGGCCATTCGGGTTGCACCAGGCATCTACGACCCGGTGGCGAAGACCACCACCTGGGCCCTGCCGTACACGATCAAGGCCCCCACGCAGGCATGGTCGGGCTACAGCGCCACCAGCAACGGCGGGGTGCTGGTGGGCTCAGCCACGAGCGGCAACCAGATCGTGGCGCGGGGGGACTGGTCGGCGGCGCCGATGTTCTTCGGCGAGAGCTACGAGTTCGTCTACCGCTTCACCCGCTTCAAGCTCTACCGGGAGGTGGGCGGCGGCAAGGCGGCGGCCAATGTCGAGCGCACGCAGGTGCGGCACGCCAAGCTCCGCTATCACGAGACCCGCTACTTCGAGGCCTGGGTCACGGCCGAGCGGAGGCCTCGGGCCGTCTACAAGTTCGATGGCACGGTGCTGCGCAGCCGGGATTCGGTGGTGGGCAGCCAGCTGCAGGCCAACAGCGAGGACCAGGAGCGGTATTTCGAGGGGGTGTTTCGGATCCCGATCGCCAGCAAGGGCGAGAACTGCATCGTCGAGATCCGCAACGCCACTCCCCATCCGTGCAAGTTCAGCACCTGCGAATGGGTGGGGCTGATCACCGGTCAAGCAAGGAGCCTTCAATGAACTGGGCGGACCCAACAGCTGCACGGGTGGAGCACATCGCCTTGAACCTGCGCAAGCAAGATGCTCGGGAGGTGTGGTTCAGTCACCGCAAGACACCTGAGCAGGCGGTGATTGAGAGCTGGAAAAATAGCCAGATCTGTCGTTGCATAGATGGAGACCAAGGGCAGCCAGTGGGGATCTGTGGGGTGCGCGATGGTCGGTCGATCTGGTTGCTGGCCACCGATGAGCTGCTGGCCACCGGCAGCCATCAGCGGCAGTTCATTCGCGGCGGCCGGCGGTGGGTGGACGGGCTGATGGCTGAAGGCCACACGCTGCTGGAGAACATGGCGATGGCGTCGAACCGGCAGACGCTGCGGTGGCTTGGGCACCTGGGCTTCACGATCGACACGCCGGAGCCGTTTGGCCCATCGGCTCAGCTGTTCTGCCACTTCTGGAGGGCGAGCTGATGGACCCCTTCTCGATTGGCCTGGGCATTGCCAACGCGGCGATGGGTGCCGCTGGCGGCATCTCCAACTACCAGGCGCAGAAGCAGGACTACCTGAACCAGAAGGCCTTTCAGAGTGCCAATTCGCAGTTTGCGCAGTGGCAGGCGGGCTTCAATGCGCGGCTCACTGATGCGAATGCGCAGTTCAAGTATTGGACTGAGACGGTCAACTACAACCAGCAGCGGGCCTATACCAACTCGCTGCGCAACTTCGAGCTGATCAAGAGCATCCGTCAGGCGGAAGTTGTGGGGCAGACCCGGGCGGCGGCCGGGGCCTCGTTTGTGCAGGACAGCCAGGCCGTGAGCCAGGCGTATCAGGAGGCCTCGATGCAGGAGGCGGTGGCGATGCAGCAATACCGCTGGCGTGCCCTCCAGGGCCGGGCCTCGGTGCAGGCCATGAATCAGGAAGGTCGATCGATCGATCGGATCGTCAACGACTACGCCCGCCAGGAAGGTGACTACATGACGCTGATGGCCATCAACCAGAAGCTCCGGGCTCGCCAGTACACCCGCGAGCAGGCGGCCCAGGTGGCCCAGTACCTGAGCCGATGGAACAGCCAGCAGTTCTACGAGGAACAGCCTTACAT